GAAGTTCGTTTCCAGCACTAACTGTACTATTATTTGCAACCTCTACATATCCACCAACCATTCTCATTTCAGATGATTTCACATCTTGTTTTCCAGAAGATATAGTATCTATTGTTAAATATTTATTAAGTGAAGGGGAAACTTGAGTAGACAATGTATTTAAAGTATCTGCTATTTGATACATATAGGCAACATCAAGTGGTTGACCACGATTTGGGAGAGGTATTCTAGCCATAGTTATTCCATTATACCACTAAAGGGTTTGTTCACTACTAATTAGATATGTAGCAGCATCAAAAGCCTGTTTAACTTGTGTAATCTTTTGTACTCTAAACTTCATATGTGTTGGCCCTGTAGATGGATATGTCATAGAGTATTGAGTACCCTGCGAAACTCCAACCCATGTCCAATTTCCGTATGTTCCACCTGTTTTCCACTGAACGTAAATATCAAAGTTTTTTATTGACGCTTGTTTTTCTTGTAATATTTTTTCCTCATTAGTTGGATTAGTTATTAAAAGTGCGGGCATAGTCCAAGAAATTCCTGCAAGATGTGCTATATCATTTATAATAACATTATGAGGAATACTCGTTCCTGCAATATCTTCAATATCAAAACCAATTTCTTCAAAGGTACTAGTTTCTCCAACCTTATAAATTGGTGACCAGTGTGAGGTTCTGTTTTTATCTTCTGAAACAACCCTGTATCTTATTTGATAAGACAAACTATCGTTATCTCCTATATAATTAGGAAGATCTTTTTTAAGAATTGTTATTTTTTTAATATTGCTATCAACCATTACTCAACATCCACACTAAATCTAAACTCTATGTAGTTGCTAGTATTAGGACTTTTAATTATAGGTAAAGAATCAGCATTTCTTATTACTGAATATCCAGTTAGTCCGTATGCTGGATTTAAATTATTTTTGCTTTCTATTCTCAAAGCATCTATTGCTATATAATAAGAATCATCTACAGTATTAGCAGTTGATGCACCAGTAAGAACTTGAGCATAAACCTTAATTGTATCAACAGATTTCCAAGGAAAACCCTGAGTTATGTTTATATCCTTAAGTTCTTTATTTACAACAAAATATCTGTTTACATCAAAATCAGAAGCAGAGTCATCATTAACATGATCAACCCTTGCTTCCATTCTTGCATAAGCACTAGGAACAGTTGAAGCCAAAAACTCTACTAAAATTCTTACTGCAATTTTTGAAGTGTCAATATCTGCATCATTTCCATCTTTATTTAATACACTAAATGCTAACCTAAGTTCATCAGATGTAGAATATTTAGACAAGTCCATTGATGTACCAGACAATTGAATGAAGTTACCCGCTCCAACAAGAGATCCTGTTGACCCAGTAAAAGTTGAAGAGTCTCCTCTCATAACAACCATGTTGTTTAAAAATCTTGATCTTTCATTTCTAAGATATCTAGAGTCATTTAAAAATATAGGGTTATCAGCGTTTGTTTGAAAAATATCTAACTCTAGGGATTGACTGTTTATAGTAAAAAAATCTTTTATTATATTTAAAATCAAAGGATCGTCTAGTGGCTCTGCAACAAAGTTTAGTGTAGTAGAACCATTAACTTTCCAATTTTCAAATTGAGTAAAGGATAGCAAAGATTTGCTATTTGATGATCCAGTTATAGGATTAAATCCTGCAGAGTAAAGACCAACCTCTGTTATTTCATATCTTTCTTCTGTTGGTAATTCTGCAGTAAGAACAATTTTTGATATACCGTCTTCATTTACTATGCCCTTTGATGAAACTGGAACCCTTAACATCTCAAAATCTAATTCAGTTTTAGATGAGTAGTCTGGTAATGTACCACTTACGTATGGTTCTAATGGTCGTGCTCCACATCCAACTGCTATGTAAGAACCATAAGAGGGAATTTGTCCAAGCAAATATTTAGATATTATGCTTTTGCCTTTATCGGTAATCATTGAAATCTCCTAAGTTATATTGTATCATAATACCCAGTTCCTGAAATTAAGATATTTATTTCTATCTGTTCATCACTTTCTATGTTTACTAATTCTATAACTAAACTTTCATTAGAAGCATCTATGTATATGTTTTCTCCATTTGGTCCATTACCAACATTAGGTACTTTTTTACCTAAATCAATTGTAAAGTTTTTAAAATACTCATAAGAGGTTCCAGACACAGGAGCCATAGTATATGAGTTATAGTTTTGTAAGATTTTGTTATTATTTTGAATTCCTTCATGCAGCAGAGTAGATCCAAAAACAGTATCATTTCTATCAATATTAATAATTTCTTGACTACCAATTTCTTCAAATATAATGTTAGACATTATGTCTATTGATACTTCTTGATCTCCAACAATTATATATTGTGGATCTGCAACTTTAACTAATGAATTATTTTTAGAATCATAAATTACCTGTGGTGTATTAGGGGTTGCGTCACTCATCTGAAACCTCATAACAGAATATCGTCATTGTTGGGCCAATTGAAGATCTTGAATATGTAATGTTATATACAACAAATCTTTTATCTTCTGCTGCTATAACACTTTCGTCATTTAAATCTTTATAATATATACTTATCAAATCTCCCAATTGAATTATTGGTGTAGCAAAAATATCTAGACTAATTGCACTCTTAGGATCTATTGTTTTGTCAACAATCCAGCCAAGCAAAGACTCTGCTTCATCACGTGATTGCACGTAGGGAACATCAATAGTAAATTCTTTTGTTCCATACTTTGATTTACTATTTTTTAATTTATCATATTTATTTTTTGAGATTACATTTGATTGTATAGTTGCATCATCTAAGTATTGCGTTTTAATATTATTTGAATTTTCTTTGTAATAGTCATCTACGGTTAGTGTGTTGTTAGTTGATTGAGTAAAAGCAACTCCTTGAATTCTTAAATAGTTTCCAGATGTTTCATCTAAAGACAAAGCCGTATCAGTAGCATTAAAAATTAAAAACTCTGCCCCATAGGCGTCTGGCACAAATCCTGAAACAGTATATCCTTTAATTTGATTAAAGGTTGGAGATATTCTTGAATATAATGCTGGATATGCTTTGTCAAACTTAACATTAAAATATGCACACTCTCTCATTATTGATCCAAATTCATCAAAATAAAAATTGTAAGATGGTGGCTCTGCTGGACTAATTCCAGATAGATGTGTAGACTGAACTACTGAACTAAGAGCATGTTTTCTAAATGCTTCATTAGAGGTTAACTCTTGATTGTCAAATATTTTATTAAAAGGGACATCTAAACTTTCTTCCATATTTTTTGCATAGTTACTGCCAAGTGCAAATATGTTTTCGAACATAACCTTTGATGTTCCTCTAGTAAAAATACACATATTGTTATAGATTGGAAGTGGACTTGCGTCATCTACAATGGCAACTATGTTATTATTTATATACAAATAAAATTTTCTTGTTTGGTTTATATCTAAATATTCAACTGCTATATCGTATACTGTTGGATTTTCTTCACCTGTCATTCTATATTGACCAGTAAAGTTACCGTCGTCAACTAAAATATTTGTTGAACCAGACCAAAGTTTTACTGGCACTCCAAGGTTTCCTTCGCTATCTTTTCCTACTTTATAAAACAATAAATTAGCAATGTTAGATCCATTACTATACTTTTCTATATTGTTTTCTGTTAGTGCAACAATTTCAAAATAATATCCAACGTTGGTTGATGGATTAACCATAATTCCTAACCCGCCAGAACCACCACCAATACTGATATTTTGAGATGGCTCACTTCCTGGAGATACGTAATATGTCATACTTCCTACAGGTGATTGACCTCTAACTTCATTGTTTTCAATATTACCGATTATTCTTAGTCTAGTTCCAAAATGTTTAAACTTGTTGTTTAATGGCTTATACACATAGTTAATGTAATCAATAGGTTTCTGTTCAAAAGTAAATGAAGGGCCAGTCATAACTAAAGCAGAAGACTGAACACTACCAGACTTGTTATTTATTGAATTCTTACTATCATACTCTGAAACATAAGAACTTGACAAAAAGTTTTTAATCTTACTTGTTCTTGTAGTTTGTTTTGCTATATTATTACTTATTCCAGCGGGGCCAACAACAACAGTTTTATCTAAAACTTTATCTGAAAACAAATACTCAGAATACATATTGCATCCTCTAACGTTATCGTTATTAACCCAATACGGATCTAGTCCTGCATAATGATTAGTAATTTCTGTACCAAATTGT